CCTGGAAGGATTTGTTTTCCAAACAAGCCCAGAGGGATGGTCTTCTGTTAAGGCAAAAACTTCCTGCAATTCTTGAAGAGGCGGAAGAGTAGAGGGGGCTGACATTTAGATTTTTTAAAATACTAACACATCACGGTACCGTAAGCCATAGTTTTATCTTTTCCTTTTTTTATTCTAGCTTAAAGATAAAAACAAGTGATTACCGTGCCTTGGTTAATTCTTATGTTGCGATTAATCCCAAAGTTCGCATACGCGTTAACAATAAATTAAGTTGCGTAATAGCACTTGCCGCATCCGTTGCATCTGCCACAGCAGAGGGCTGAACCACGGGAGTAGCGTTATAAAAACTAATTTTTTGTGTAGTGGAGGTACCTATTTTAGTCCCAGTACCAGTACCTATTTGGATATTACTGGTATCAGTGAGACTCACTACACCAGTAATAGTTACATTTCCATTGATGGTAATATTCCCAGTAAATCCTCCAGCGGAGGTGTTGGGGTAATAAAGATTTAAGTATTCCCTGAACTCTGTGAACGTAATTCTTTTATTACGTAGTACAGGGTCAACTTCAAATACGTGAACAAGAGTCAATAGATCTTGGTCAACGATCTCCACACCAAGAATACTAGGAAATTCGGAAATCCTTCTATTGGCCACTTAGTTCGTACAAATACCCTTAAAAGAATTATAGGCGTCCTTTACCTTGTGTCATTTCATCTTGATTTCAATACGCGGCAAGGTATTAACGGCAAAATTCACAGCTAGTTGGCTACCAAATACAAGGCCACAAGACAATAGAAGCATGAGACCAATCTCAGCAACAGTCAAAGACCGTTTTACGTAAACAATTTTGGGGGCCAAAGGATTAACTAAAGAGTTTGGCACGTAGGTACCAGGGGGCAATGGTTCACCTATCTGATACTCAACCTTTTTTTGTTGTTGCGCGTAAGTTTGCATAATTGCAGCTTCCCTTGCGCGGGCCTTGAGTTGCTCTAGTTGCTCAGGCGTAATGCCTTGTTGAGCAGGGGGGAAATTACTGGCAGGTACTTGTTCTTCCATGAGGCATGCAAAACGCTTAATAAAACTGTAGCATTTAATGAAAAGGATTGCATTATGACCCAGCCCTTGAAAAAGACCTTGGAAGATATTACTTTTGAATTGCGCGGCATTAAGCATGTCCTGTCAAGCATGTGGCATTCCCGCTACAAAAACGATGATACAGATCAGGTCAGCCCAGAATTTTTTGCAGATGAGTACATTTCAACTGAGGAGTGCGCTCGTCGCCTGGGCGTAACAGACCAAACGATTCGCAATTGGATTCTTGTTGGACGCAAAGAACCAGATAAGGGTTGGATCCAGGGGGTGCATTACATCATGATCAACCCTTTGACCAAGAAACAAATTATTCGGATCCCTTGGAACCGCTTGATTCTTTCCTATTCCAAAGGCAATGAGCCGACATTAAGATCTTTTGATAAAGCTGGGGCCTTGTACCAAGATCACCGTACTAAAAAATCTGCCCACATCCCAGACCCGACAAAGCCTCGGATTGATATGGAAGAAGAGGAGATGGAAGAAGACTCATGACAGTGAATCGTTTCTCCAATCTTGAAATAGACAAGGTAACCATTGAAAATTTTGAGGACGTTCTACCGGAATCAATACGCCTTCAAGTCGAAATGTTTCTACCTCCCAGTGGATCGTTCGATAGCAAATGCTTACGACGATACCTGGAAAACTTAAAAGAATATGAAGAAGAGGACCCGCATTCATCAATGACCTTGGCGAATAGGTTGCGACTTGCCTTCATGGACATGACCGCAGACACAATCTGTGGTAAGTTCCCAGGGGCAGACCTTCCTTTAAAAAGAAGGTTGCGTTGTGTTGCCGAATATTTGATTCGTGCCGGGGAATTTGATAAGCTAAGAGACGTAAACGGTAAGCTGGTTAAAAAACGAGGAGTACTTGGCAAGCTGGTAGTTTTGTACCAGCCTTTACCAAAGATGCAAGAAGTTTTACACCGTCAAAAATTGTTACCCAATGAACAGAAGAGAGCAGTTAATCAGTAAAACTCTTAGTCCTTCAATGGACGAAAAGGAGGCCAAGATGCTGGATACCACCATGCGCTTGGTTCTTGGTGATATGGGAGAAATGTACGCTAAATTCTGGGAGACAGAAGGCCCAGGAGTTATGTGCTTTCAACCAGACTCTGACCGCACAATGTTTTTTCTGACACTAGAAGAATTGCACTGTGCACAAGAAGCGGAAGAGCGTAACAATAACGGAGACCTTGCCGAAAGTTTGCGTCGAATACTAGAAGCTGCACAGAAAATTGATCCGGCGGAAAAAGCTGGTTACATGATTAATGATGCGGAGGGTATTCGCTATTTGGAAATAGACTACAACACGGGGCTTGATACGTAATGCCTGCTTTTGTCGGTAACAAAAAAGTTGAAGCTTACGAGTGGATAACTAATCGTGACCTGGTTGATTCAGCCCATCTATTGATGGGAAACATTGACCTTGATCCGGCCAGTTCCGAAATGGCCAACAAGTATGTCAATGCAAAAAACATTTATACCATCACTGATGATGGCTTGAATGACCAAGAGTGGTACGGAAGTGTTTACTTGTTTCCACCAAACAGAACTTATTTTTGGAATAAGAAAGCTTATAGGTGGAAATCAACAAGAGGTCTTTCGCCCACATTGATTTCAGGGTATGCACTCTGGTGGCAGACCTTGAAAAGGAAGTGGCTTAGCGGTGAGATTGACCAGGGTCTTTACTTTTGTAATTGCCCTGACATGTTTCAATACTGTCAAGACATTTTTGATCATCCCATTTGCATTCTTCGTACACGCCCCATCCTTCTTCAACATTTCTTAGCAACTGATGAAATTAAATCACGCAACACTTGCATTTCTTTTGTGGTATACCTCCAGCCAAAGGAGTACACTTCTGACGCCACTCAAAATTTCATAGATATTTACGGGGACAAGGGCAAACTTCTCTACTGAGTCGGTTAAACTGATCAAGCTTGACTGACGTTATGAGCATCCTTTCCGACCGCGAAATCAAGTACCTTGCCGAGGGCGATGGTATGATTAAACCTTTCCAAGACCATCTCATCAGCGAGGAGAATGGTCGGCGCTTGTTGAGTTATGGCCTCAGCTCCTATGGCTATGACATTCGCTTGTCACCTAAACAATGTCTAATCTTTGGTGGGGTCCAAAGGGGAGACTGCGATCCAAAGAATTTTGATCCAGAGATTTTAAAACCTGCCGAGTTGCTAGAAGATGAAAGGGGTCAGTATTTCCTGATTCCTCCTTATGGATATTGCCTAGGGGTGGCGGAAGAATATTTAAACCTACCTGCCGACGTAACTGTTGTTGCTGTAGGCAAAAGCACTTATGCCCGTTCAGGTATTCTTGCGAATATCACACCAGCGGAATCAACCTGGAAAGGCCACTTGACTCTTGAAATCAGTAACTGTACTGGTTTGTTTAATCGTATTTATGCCAATGAAGGGATTTGTCAACTCCTTTTCTTTCGCGGCAATCCTTGCGATGTGACTTACAGTGATCGCAAAGGTAAGTACAATCGTCAACCAAAGGAAGTAGTTTTTAGCCAGGTTTAGAAACCTCTGAAGGTGCCTGAAAATCCGCTGGGTTTACGTGCGTAGTTTGTGCTCCCAGCGGTACCCACAGTGTCTCCAAGGCTTGGTAGCTGAACACCAGCGATGGTGGCTTCTCCTCTGGGTGTTTCTCCCCTAATACCAGGCTCTGCAATCTGACTACGTTGACGGTATGCACCAGCAGTTTTAGCTGCTGCCATATATTTAGAAATTCTATCCTGTGCGTCTTCTTGGTGTTTTCTGTCACCAAACTCTTTAACGCGGTCGGCATATTGCTCTCTTCCTTCTATATCTAAACGGCGAAGGTCTACGTCCCGACTCTGTTCAGGATTTAAGTCAGATGAGTCAACACCAGAGGTGCCAGCATCCTGCCGTGGATCGTAAGTTGGATCTAAGAATCTTGCCATGATAATATTGTAATTGAAAGAATTTAAAGGCTAAATATCCCATGATGCATTCCGCCAGTATTCCGGATGCGTTCCTGGATAGCTTCATCGGTACCAATGATGAAGTTAAGAAGCGTTGTCTAAGTCCGCTCGACTTTGATGGTGAGTTGGACAACGAAATGAATGACGTTCCGCTCCAAGACATGTATAATCGTGGTTTAGTGCTCACCCAAGAGGGTCGCGAGCGCACAAACCTACAGCTTGAGGGCGGTGAACGATGCGGACTAACGGGTTTAATACCGAGTGCAGAACAGGGACTGATGATGGGAGCATCACCCAAGCCACAGGGAATCTTGATGGCACTAGGAGTACCGGACGAGAATCAGATCGAGATGTCAAAGAAACGCCGTGGTTTAACCCGGTAGAAGACGGGTGTAAAGATGGGTTCTGCCCCATGCCTCAACCAAAAGTTGACATGGTAAATCACCCGACACACTACACAAACTCAAATAAAAAAATTGAAACTATCGACAAGATCGAAGATGCGGTGCAGTTTGCACCTGATCCTGTTCTTGGTGGGCTCCAGTGGCAAGTGTTGAAGTACATGGATAGGCTTTGGGCGAAAGGGAATCCCAAGCAGGATGCCTCTAAAGCACTCTGGTACCTTACCCGTTTAATCGACAAACTTGACTAGAAGGGGCTTAGTTCCTTTCTTAGTTCGTCATTATCGTCGTCTTCGTCATCGTCTTCGTCAAACTCGTCGGAGCACATCAAAGCCAGCTCAGTTAATTCAAGTTGAGTTGGCATGTCCCATTCAAGTTCAATATTCTCATCAGCCAGGATATCTTTGACGGCTGCCCACTCGATCATGCGTCGGTGGTACAGGTTAAGTAGGGCTGCATACAGTTGATCCCAGGTCATCTCCTGAGCCTCTAGCTCTGCCTTGCGCATGGCAAACTGCAGTTGCAGTGGAAGCTCTAGCTCTCTTGGATGGACTGTTTCTTCCATTTGCATGCGAGTCACCTAGAGATATTCTAGGTCCAGTTATCGATGACATTAGGTAGCCTATCACTCTCTAGGTAATCAATGTGGTATTCATCCAGGATAAAGTCATTGGCGAAGCCAGCCAGAATATATGGATTTAACTGGGCTTCTAGCCGCCTAATTGCTGTGATATGACGTGGTGAAGCGGCATAATCACGAAAAGCTTTAAGCAAAATATCTCCTGGAGCCAAGGCAACGTCTTTAATTTCTTCCAAGAAAAGAAAGGACTCTTCTCGGCGTCGGTTAATGAGACCACCAATGGCACGGTCGTAATCATCAAAAATCCAACGAGAAATCTCTGCTGTTGCTCCAGCCCAATTTTCGCATTCAATCTGGTCAATCAAGTTGCTGTATAGAAAAGCATCCCAGCCGACCGAGTGAATAAAAGAAATTAACGCTTCTTGCATCGAAGAATCTATGCCAAGATTCAAGCGTTTGATATCTTCTTCGATGATCTCCATGTCATGCAATAAATACTCCAGTGCTTTCTGCTGGGAGCAACACTGACCTTTCTTTACTGCAGTGCCGTCTGGGTAGTATTGAGATCCATAACCAAACGTATAAGGTGCTCCACCTGTACTGCGATCTGGATAAGCAGTCTCACTGTATCCTTCGTACTTCTTGATTATGTTAGATGCCCGCGCAAAAGAAGACATAAGATGTAACCCAGTTACATCCCATAATAAACATATATTACGTAAAGGTGTTAGCCCTTGCCTTGCCCACGGGATTTCTTTCTTCCGTGATTAGGTTTTGAATGCATGCCTTGACCTTGCTTGGTGCCTTTAGGCCGGCCTTCTTTTTTCTGAGTGAGCGATTTTACTTTGTTCATTTAAGTCACCAGCTGAAGTTACAGGCCCACCAACCGGGCGTCAGTTTATCTTTCTTATCAGAACAGTTGTGACGTGATTTAAAATTATCACGGCGTTTTTCGTCTTTGTGCTGAAGATAATCTTCATACCCCCTGGCACCAAAACGAACGATCCCCTCTTTACCGTCTTGACAAGCCTTGACCACGTACTTGTGTTTGTCCCCTTTTGGAGCACGTTGCGGCTTATTACAAGCCATCTCACTTTTCTGATAACGCTTGGCGGCGGCAGCAGCTTGCTTTCGTTTATCTGCCATCAGAGACCCTTGAACATGGAAGTGAACTCGCCCAGGATGGATGAACCAGACTTGGACTTAGTTAAGGGTTCTTCCTCATCTTCGCCCATTGCAATTCTAAAGTAACTATTTGTTTTGGGCTCAGGTTTATCTGTTGTTTTTTCCGGTTCGTCTGCATCAAAGAAACTTTCGATGGTGCCAAGAGATGCAAACGGATCCTTAAGGTCAAGTCCCGATGTCTTCAGTGCGTCATTTTTTCCTGATTTAGTAAGCAAAGCTTGTTCACCTCGGTCCATGTCAGGGAAAAAATCGTTGTAAAACTCATCTTCAGTTCCTTTGAATCCAGCGGATTGGAATGTTTTATATAGTTCGGTTTCACCTTTTATTTCCCCCTCTTTGTAGTCTTCGGGTCTTTCAATGTAAGTTATACCGAGCTTCTCTTGTGTAGGCTTCTGGCGTTTTTCGTTTAGGTATTTAATATTCTCGCGGATTTCCTGTGCCGAACCCGTGCGCAACGTTTCTTTTACATATTCTTTCAATTCATCTATGCTGCCTTTAAAATTATCTATCCCATAACGCTTCAATACTTCGTCCCAGGTTTTTTTGTCATTTGGATCTAAGCCTTCCAGCATTGAGTCTGCAAATTCGTCTGGTGTTATAAACTGACCAAACACGGAGCCAGACTTTAAAGCTTCTTCTTTAAGTGCAGGAAGAATCTGTGTGTAGATGTAGTCGCTGACTTTACTTGTATTTAGGATGTCATCTGCTGGATCATAACCTTTTCCTTGTCCCTTTACTTGGAAGTGCATGCGAGCAAACGCATCTTTATCTTCGATGTTTACACCGAATCTGTATGCCTGTGACTTCCAATATTCATCTCCCTTCTTGGCTGCCTCCCAGTCAGCAGCAACGGTTGAAGCCTGATCTGCATAGGCACCCTCTCTGGCTTTATCCCCTGTGGGACTGAAGTAAAAATTAGAATCAAAGTAGCGGCCTGGTGTGGCTTTGATTTGATCTAAATAAGACTTAGCACGTACATCAGCAACCAATTTGGCTGCATTCATAATGTCTTGTGTTTGGAAAGGGTTTTGTTCTGATTGGCGCACATCAAGATACTCAACAAACTCATCCATAGATTTTGATTGATCAAAGCGTGGGATCAAATACTTATCTACAAACTCTTTAGCAAAACCGGCTTCTATCTTTACTTGCTCCTTGGATTCGTCTGTTGTATAGCCAAGTTCAAGATTTTCATCATACTTAGTTTTCAATGTCTCATCAAACCATTTTTGCCAGTTGTAGACAGTGTTATTTGTATTAACACCTGTGATCTTTGTTAGTGATTTCTCCAGGGATTCCTGTGCCTTGCCGCCGCCAGTAAAAGAAAGGACTCCACCAACACCACTGTCTCCAAGTATGGAGTTACTAAGTTCTTTGTTGATATCCACGATCTCACCAAATGCACCAAAGCCTTTAAACATAGATATTTCTTGCTCTCGTGCTTTAGCTTTTTTCATTTCATCAATAGTCTGCTTGAGTACGTCTTGTGTTAACGCACCAAAACGCTTTACATCTACAGTTGCTTTCTCGCCTACTGCTTCCCCTAACGCATCTTCTAGTTCCGTAATACCATACCCAGCATTAGCGTTGTAATTCAAACGAACGATTTGATCTTCTGGGCGATCAGATAAACGGAATAACGCGGCAAACTCATCTGGTTTATTAATGTCTAAGAATTTTTCTTTAGCTTGTTCTTTCCAGTAAGAATCGCCACTTTTAGCTTTTTCCCATTCAGATGCAACAGTGGGAATATTCAAAAGACGATCAGTTTGAGTGGCAGTATCCACGCCCAGCTGA